GCAACTTCGTATGCTCTAGGGTGTTGACCTTCTTTTGCAATATCTAATATACCTTGTATTGCCTCATTACCTTTATCAATTAATTTATAATAATTATCTCTACTATAATCATAATCATGGTCAATATCATGTTTCTTTTCTTCCATTGTTCTAGGTACAGGAGGAGTTTTCACCTCTGCCAACTCCTTTGGTTGTTCAAAGTCTGAAACTTTTACTTGTTCTTTTTCTATGCCTAAAATTTCGTTAACATTTTCTTCTAATTTACTCATCTGTACCACTCTCTGGGTTATATCGTTTACCATCATCATAGAAAGATATTGTTGTTGTAAATCCAAAATCATCATCAGCGTCAGCCGTTGTAGGATTTGGAGTAATAACTATTCTTTCTTCTCTTTGTAAAGGTGTATCTGTATCAGTACCCATATCTGCTTGTACAGTTTTAATTACACCTTGGTTACTCATTGGACCATATAAGTAAGTTTTTGCCGTAAAGTTTAATGTATAAATTACTGCTCGTCTTCTTGTAAACTCTCCGTTATATGTGTCGTCATATTGAACATCTTTCATTATGATAGGTATATCTCTTATTAAATCTAATTCAGGTACAACTCTCATTGTAACTGTATATTCTGGTTGAAAGAAAGGTAAAATTTGTTCTATTATTTGTAAACCATTTTCAGCAGTTGCTGTGAAAGAATACAAACTAAAATTAATATTATAAGGTACTGGTGTATAATTAAAATTTATTTTTTTACCATCTTCACCAGACTTAACTCGGATAGTCTTGTTCATCTTATTAAGTTTTCTAGTAGGGTCATAAGACAAACCTGTAATTTCAAATCCTAATCTAGGTAAAGTTACTGCAACTTTTCTATCATCTTGTAAGTTAGCTTGCTGGTCTATTCTCGCTAAAAACTTTTCTTTAGGTGCATATGCTAATGGCACCTTTATTCTTCTAGTGACAGCACCTGTGCTACTAGTATTTTGAATAACTATATTGTTAAACAATTGACCAAAAGCAATGGTTAACTTTCTTAATCCTTCGTTATAAAAATGAGTTCCAAACATTATGCTCTACCTAACTTTTTAGCAGTATACCCTATATGTTTGCCCCTTTGAATTAGATTCTGCCAACCATTGTCACCAATATTATCTCTACAGAATTGTACTAAATTTTCTCTAACAATTACTTTACCTTCGGGTGTTGTTATTCTCCATTTAAACATTCTACCTATCTGACCTTTTTTACTATCAGACATTTTTTTTAATTCTTCTTTAGTCCATTTGTGACCATGCATACCATTTAATTTGCCTGGTCTACTTTGAAATTTTGGGTCGTGCCAAATAGTTAAAGTCTTTTCATTTTCTGGCAACTCATATTCACTCCAAGGAATATTTGATGGTTTTAATTTAAATATTTTGTCTAGTCTATTCATCAATTTCTCCGAATGGGTTTCTTTCAGTAAAATCAAGTATGTCATCATCTGTTGATACAGTATCGTAACCAGCTTCTGTATTCATATCTAAATTTTGTGCATATGGAGATTGTGTTTGTATATTAGCCTCCACATAATCCTCATTCATTAAAAATGCTGGTTGACCAGTTGAATAATCATGGTAATCTTCTAACATAACTGAACCACGGCCTGTCAAAGTTTCTTGGCCATATTCTAACATAAATTTGTAAGCAAAAGTATCTAAAGTATGTTTATCTTCAACAGAGTCAAGAACATTAACGCCTGTATTAATTTGTTCACTCGCATATTCCCAACGAGTTACTTTTAATTTATAAACTGGTAAGTTTCCTAATTGATAGAATGGTTCCTGGTCTTCTACAAATAAAATTTCAAAGAAACCTTTTAATAAAGGTACATATAATATATCACCCTCATTAGGTCTGCCGGTAGCAGTTAGTGTTGCTTTACTAGCAACATGTTCCTCAAATCTTCTTTTAGATACTACTAGAGTTGTATCATCTCTAATTTCTAAACCGAATTTATTAATGAGTTCATTTTCACCTGCAAAACCTTGATTGCTTTCAAAATACATTTCAAGTAAATATGAATCATCAAATCTGGAAGAGGTGTCCTCTCCCATTACCAAATCTCTATTGACTAGTGTACGAGGAAGATAATAGATATCCTGTCCAAAAATCTTTAGACTTTCTATTATAACATCTTCGTGTAGTCTTTTTTCAGCTGCGTTGCCAATTCCTTTACCGCCCTGGAAATAGTGGTTAACTACCATGTTGTTCTATCCTATCATCATTGCAGGATTTAATTCATATGAGCTTCTGATTTCTTGTTCTAATTTTTCTATATCTGTTAAAGCTTCAGAATAAATCTGTCTACCATTTAGAGTAACTCCGCCAATCATTGCTACGCCATCAAATTTTGATAAGTTAGCACCCCATTGTTTTTTAAATAACGCCGTTACATATCTCTTTAAAAATATATCGTTAAATACATCCGTATGAGTTGCTGGGTCTAGTTTTCTATAACACTCAAATACCAAATATTCACCAATTGCAATATCATTTTTCCAATCCATATCAACCCACAATCTATTTGATAGTTGGTTAAATCTTAATGGTTTTTCTCCCACTAATATATGGTCTAAGAAATCTAAATGTCTTAAAACAACATCATAATTAATAACACTTGTTGATGAAAAGTCATATAAATCATTCAATCTTAATTGGTATCTTACATCAAACAAATTCATATTAGATTTATTTGAAAACGGAAAGATATTGATAACTGATATAATACTATTTGGAACAACTAAAAAATTATTTCCTTCATTCCAAGCAGTAGTTACTGAAGCACTAGTAGCAGACTCAGACGAGTCAGCTGTCATTCTTGTCTTATCAGCGTCTGTATATTTGTATTTTAAGTATGTTCTTTGTATACCATCATAGTGGTATTGAGCAAAGTATTGTAAGGCCTCATCCAGTCTATCTTCCAACTGGTCATCATCAGCGTTTATTTCTATAACTGGCTTACCTAATGCCCTCAAAGCATACTGTTTTAAATTTTCTCTTGTTGCTGGTTCTGCCATAATTGTTTACCTTTTCTGGTATATTTATAAGAATTATTATATAGTAAGGGAGAGATTATTCATCTCTGTAAACAATTTTGTTACACTTTTAAAACACATTTTTGCTTCTGGTAAAACCGAGTGTTCATATACATTAAGATATGTGTTAATAGTATCCGTTACAATTCTTCTATAATCACCAACCTCTTTATGTTTGAATTTATAATATCTGTTAGGTCCAGGTGTTCGTTTCATTATCATTTGTCCACCTGATAAATCTCCCATATGTCTAACATATATGTGAGCATATAACTTCATAGCCTCATCTTGTATAGTTTCAATATGTTCCATATATTCTTTGGTGCTTTTAGTAATTTCTGGTGTATCTATACCAAAAGACTTATAATCATAGTATATATGTTCAGCTCTTAATAAGTTTGGTGTATCTCTAAACAACGAATTATGCATACCATATTTTTCTAATACAGAATAACATTGTAATTGATTATACAAATAAGTCGCATATAGTTTTTCATCTATCTTACCTGACAGCATTATCTTTACAAATTTCTGCCTTTCGGCATTCTTATGTTGTTCTAAAGTTAATTCTTTTATATCGTACATTTAATTCTTCAATATGTTTCACACCATCTGCTTGACCTGCAAAAGGACTTTTATTCATCTCTTTAGTATAAATTTTTCTGAAAAAGAATAGGACTTCCACCTCCACTCACAAAATAAACAGCACTAAAAACACTATTAAGATGACTATGTGAATGATGATGAGTTTGTGGGGCATTTAAATTTCCCCAAGATTGAGTTATATAAAATTTTTGTGTGTTATTTAATTTTGACGTTATGAACATGAATATAATCACCTTTTTTATTATTTATTAAGGTCTAACTGTGAAACCTTACGTGTGTATTAAGTCACAACCCTATTGACAACCTTCACAATCATTGGTGCCACCAAGACAGAGAATTAAAGTAATCCATCTGCCCATAGCAACTCTCCATGATTTTAGATTATCTATATTACGATTGTGTCTGCTTCAGCTTGAGTTAATGCTTCTCCTGCAATTAACTTTGCTTTATTCCAATAATGTTTGAACTTATCATTGGACGCCTGAAAGAAATGTCCTGACGTTGTTAAAGGTTGTTCCTTTAAAACTTTCATAGCTTCTTCCGTTAAAGGTAGAACTCTATCCTCGTCATTTTTCGTATCACGAAGAATCGCTGTACGTTTAATAAAATCTACATCTTTCTTTTGCAGTTTTAATATTTCCCCGTATCGAGCTCCCGTTGTATAGGCGAATATAACCATGCCTTTCATAGAATATAATTTTGACTGGGCACAAGCGTCTAGCAATTTTTTATATTCATCAGGCGTTAATATT